CAGTAAGCTGTGCGTAGTTTACACCATCTGCAGCGGCAGTACCAGAAGCTACGTTTAGTAACTTATTTGAATTGATATCAAGATCTGCCGTCATCGTATTGGGAGTAGTCCCATCACGAGAAACGAGCAACTCCATCAATGCTTCAATTAATGCATTGTTAGCATTGATCGTTGAAATCGCTGCAGTTTGATTTGTTAGAGAAGTAAGATCAGTGAGGACAATATCCATCTCAAAGGTAAAGGTGGCATTAACAGCATTAGTGGAAGCACCATTTGAGATAATCTCGATAGGTAGACCAGCAGTAAAAGTATTTGCCCCTGTAGGTGATGAAAAATCAACAACTCCTGCTGCACTACCAGAGTATGCAATTGTTATTGCGCTATTGGTAATCGCAGTACCCCCAATCTCAAAGGTAAAGCCACAATTAACGCTACTAATTGCTCCATGAAGAACTGACCAGATCTTCTGCACATCCCCCGCAAAAGGAACCACCAGCCACTTAGAAGCAGCGGTGGAAATATCTTCGAAATCATAGTTGAGGGTGTGAAGGTTTACGTTTTTTACCGAGGTGGCAATCTGACTCGGTGCAATCTTTTGAGCGGTTCCACTACCTGAACCATTAAATACATAAACTGTATTCGCGGCTGCTGAATCAGCGCTCTTTGGCTCGTGCAACTCAGTTGTAGTTAAATTCTTATGTTGAACGTTTGCCATCTTTAATTCCTGTAGTAAGGAGAAAGTAGAGGACTCGAAAGTCCCCTACTAACTCAGTCGTCTTTACGAAGTTACCGGGGGACGATACCGGAGAACTACGGTTGCAGCACCAGCGGTAAAAGCCGCAGTGTTATAACCATAGGACGGCACTAGCGGCAAGGTAGCCGTAGTGCTGTTCACCGGAGACGTTCCCATCTGTGCACCGTTAAGAACGGTGTCGTAGTCGAGAGCCAGCGTACCCACGGCGATAGCGGCGTCAATACCGTTATCATCAAGGGTGCTGTAGGTACCATCACCATCATCGTTCATGAGACCGATATCCAGAGTAGCAGAACCACCAGATGCAAAGACGGTGTCTACGAAGACCTGAGATGTAACGGCGTCAAGATACGAGTTACTGGGAATAGTAACCTTCTTGTCAATAGGCGCATCAGCCGCAGGGATAGATGCACCAAGGATCTTAATACGAATCTCTTTCATCGCACCATAGACCGAGAGCTTGCCACCCAAACGCAGAGTAGCTTTCTCGGAACCAAAGCGGACTTCGAGACCATCATTGTTGACCCAGATTTCAGTTGCGGACATTTCTATATTCCTCCCTTAACTAACTTGGTCGGTGTCAGAGAGAACACAGACGAGATTCTCCGGACGGAACAACTTCACACCATAACGCGCGGTGATAACGAACTCATCACGCTGGTGATCTTTGTTACGCTCGGACTCAACTTGAGGCATCTGTCGCCATGCACCAATAAAGGGCAAGACATCAGATTCAGCTGAGAAGAACAGATTGGCTTTACCTGCCGCAGTTGTCGTACCACTAATAGTCTCATTAGCGTCGGCAAGGTTGTTCGATACATAGACATCGAAGCCATAGACATTCTTAATGAACCGCATACCCGTTGCAATACCCTCTGCGATAACGCCTTCCCAACGCGGGTTATTAGATGCATCGGTAAGGTTAGTCAACGTATTGAGAGTATATTCGACAGATGGATCGACAATAGCAATCAAGCTACTATCGGGAACATTTGCCTTCTTGAGTGCATAACGAGCACGAGCAAAGTCAGCAGCTTCGAATACTTCATTAGTGCCACCCGCTACGAAACGGTGGTTAGCACCATTGATAGCATTTAAATCGGAAGCAGTCTGTTCACTCTGCAAACCAAGCACGTCAGACTCAACCTGCTCCATAATCGCTCGCTCCTGCTTCGGAACAAACGAAGAAACAAGCTGATTCATATAGAACGAATCCTGCTTGGCTTTGTCGGTGATGTAAATACCAGACGCCTTGTACTTGTTGATCGTTAGCGTGAACTCACCAGTGTCCAGCGGAGCGTACGTGATAGCGTCATCTTCGATATAGTCTTCAACTTGAGCTTGACCAATCGAAGGAATAGTGAACGTAGTCCCATCAGGAAATTCAGAGAGCCAACTGACGTACCCCGCCGCCATAAGTTGATCTTCTAAGACCATCTTCAGCTGCGAGGACCAGACCTCTGTCCTAATAAGGAGTTCACTGTTACTAGTAGTGTGTGCCATTTCTATGGCCTCCTTTTAAGGTTAGGCGTAAAACTTATCCTCTCCCATTTCCGTACGATCTTTCATCAATCGCTGTTGAATCTCCGGTTTAAAGAACCCTCTTGGATTTTCTTTTCGTAATTCTTCGTACCATTTAAAGGTTCCTTCTGCGGGACTCGTAGATACGGGATTGGCATTTAGGGCCTCAGTATTTACACTACCTTGTCCGACACCTCCTTGTCCCTCTGGTGACCTATCTAAGCCAACCGTAGTGAGGAAGAGTTTCGGACTAGCGGCTGCAATGCTCTGGAGGAAAGTTAAACCTACGCCTAACTCTCCAGCCTTTGTTTGTAGCCATTCGGCCCTTCTGTCACCGAACCTGTCTTCCAAAGACTTGTCAGCTTCTAAGACATTGTTCTGTTCAGTTTCAGCAGTCCTCGTTGTCACGATGGTCTGCTTTACCAACTCTGTGATGTCATGTTCAGACATCTGCGGTGAAGGAGTGGTTACGCCCTCGTCTTGCTGAGTTGATCTTTGTTCTTGTTCTTGTAACAGTTTGTCAACTGTGTCTTCTGCGGTCATTCGGCGGTCTAGTTCACCCCGCAAGCCTTTATTCTCGGATTGAAGTTGATCGATAAATTGATCACTTTCTATTTTGCCTTTTGCTAGAGATTCATTACTAGAAAACTTCTTTCCATCTCCGACTAGTGAATCAAATAGTTCAGTACCAGTCGTTAGGGGAGCAGGATCAGATAAATCGCTCGGCTCTAATGTCGGTGCGGGTACAGTTTGAATAGAATCACCGAATGCTGTTGAAGTTTGGTCTACCATATTATCTCCTTTAGGGGGTCAAATAAGAATAAGGTCTTATTCTCTACGTCTAGTATATCATATCCTTAAGCTAAAGTCAAGAAAAATATTTATTATTTTAAATCTAACCTACTCAAACGCCAAAACTTTCTCCGCATCCACACTGAACTGTTGCAGTCGGATTTACAATTTTAAGATAATTGTTTCCAATTTCAGTAACGTAATCTATTTCAGAGTTTAGAATATACATTTCTGCCATTGGATCTAACAATAGGATATCATTGAGAGGATTGGACCATTGTATTCGTTCATGGGTTTTTTCTTTTGACAATCCCCATATATATTGAAACCCGGAACATCCACCAGTTTTCACTCCAAGGGTTACATATCCACCATCAGATATACTTTTCATATACTCTTGAGCTTTGTCTGTTATCGTAATCATAAGGTTAAACAAATAATTGTCGTACCTTTTTCAAAGCGCGATTCCAGCCATTCTTATCAGCTTGTTTGTGAGACCAACTAGAATTGTCGTAGTCTTCAGGTTTGACTTCCTCATTGATCATATGAGTATCAATTAGATCTAGGGCTCGATCAAAGACACCCCGAGAATTACGTACATAAGCTTCAAACTCTTCCTTAGCTTTCGGATCTGAGAGGTGCGCTGCCCACACTCCCGGCGGCTGCTTGGGCTGCTTCTGCTTCGGCATCGGTTACTCCAGTAGCTAGTTCATTTGTAAGTGACTCAGTTTCCTGCAAGTCTCGTTGAGCGAAGTTGGCAGCTTGCTGAGTTTCGTGGTTTTCTTGAATTCGCACGTTGTCCTTGACGAGACCAAAACGTTCTAGATCAAGAGTCTCTTCGATTAAACGAGCAATCTTCTTGCCGCTAATATGGGCTGTAACAGATGGGTCCTGCCCTAACGGAGAATTAGCGAAGGCCATCAGATTTTGAATCAAGTTAGCTTTCTGTGCAAAATGACGGGCTCCCTGTGGATAAATTCTGCCTACACCACTAAGGTCCTGCGGAGTAACTTCATTGAATAGAAGCACTCCAGTTTCGTCATTAATAGTACGTACGATATCCTTCTCATTAATATTGCGTCGGCTGATCTCTAACATGTCATTGAGTAGTTCTTCAAGAAACATATCCTCGAAGAAAGAGATCTTATTTTGAAAGATACGTCCTGCCGCATTATCGAGCAACTGAACCTCACCAAGAGTTTTTTCGCCAGGAGTCCGGATACCCATAGCTGTCTTAGGCGCACCCGCCATATCTTCCATACGTGCTTCAAGTTTGTCTATTTGAGTATCAGCATTAAGAGCAGTCACATCGGGACGCATATGTTCTACGTTGCCGTCATCACCTAGATAAATTCGTTCTCCCGGTTGATAAGTCCAGTCTTCAACAAAGCCTTGTACCTTTGTGATAGGATGAGCAATTTGGTCAAAGACATCTGCCTTAAGATTCTCTAGATGATCTATCCGATACTGAAGTCCTACGAGATTATCGAGAGGACCCATAGCATATAGATTATCAGGACGAAGACGCCAACCGACATGACGAACAGATCCGGCAGGACGCCACGAAGGATTCTTCTGCATTCGAACAATATGAAGACGATCAATTACGGTAATAATATGATCTTTGAGAAACTCTTTCGTATGCTGATTATAGAGATCACCCCTGAATTCCAATAACTCAACAAACCCTGATTCGTAGTAGTGATGAATAGAACCAAAACCGTCAATAATAAAACCGTCCGTCTTATTCATATCCGCTGGTGAAATAGATTGGAGCTTCTCTCGATTCTTAACTACGATGTTAAAGATATCCTTTTTCCATCCGTCTTCAGGGTGGTCATCAATATCTGCTTTGAGTTCTCCGAGTGTCTTAACCGAGCGAATGATCTTAGGAGTAGAGCCAAAATCCTCAGCTGTAGGATTAAAAACGATATCATACGGAGATATACGTATCGCCTTAGGGCCTACATAGCCTGGGATTTCCTCTCCGTTATCGTCTGTGCGCGTTTCGTTGACGTACTCTACAGTACCAAATACGTTACCAAAGTCGATATAGTCATATACCATCTTAGAAATTGTAGCTCGAAAGTGAGAAACACGAGTCTTGTTCTTCATATAAGACTCGATCATAGAACGCTTATCTCCTTCTGCTGATTCTCTATCTTCAGCTTGCCAATTTAACCAATCGTCATGAGGAAAAAGGGCAGCCATATAATTAGCATGAAGATTATCCCTAATTTGACAGAGTTTCGGGGTCGTCGTGGAGTTTTTCCAAGGGAGATTGGCATTGGTAGTTTTCCTTGTATCTGTTTGGAAAATATAATTTCGTAGTTCACGTTTCTCGTTTAACCACGGTCTACGATGCGCTTCCCATGTTAGATATTTCTCAGAAATACCTTTTGCTATTGGATCGACACCAGCGATCACTTCCTCAAGATCTAATGTACGGCCAGCCATAGCTACTCTCCTTAAGATGCAAACTTAACGCCGCCGAAACGGGTATTAAATTCCACAATATTATCATTACCTACACGTTGTCCCTTAGCGGGAGGTATCGCAATTTCAATTGCATCAGCCACAGCATTCTTAACGTCATCATGTGGCGGATGCTCTAAAATTAATTCGTCTTCTAAAATCTGACAATTACCACCTCGATAATGCCAGATTGCTAAATTGTCATATCGTGGTTCTAGAATTGCTCGCATCCTTTCTTCTTTAGCACCTGAGGCTTTTGTCGGACTATGTTCAGCAAGAGAAAGAGCTAATCCGTTAGGAGTAATATATGAATTTTTTAATTCCTTAACGATAGCTTTTTGTCCTGCAGTACATTCAGCTCTCATTTTTCTAAAGTCCCATTTAATGTGCATTCGAAGAATAGCGTCATAATAGTCTTTTATCTTAGCATCTGTTTTGAAACGATCAATTCCTAAAATATAAATTTGACCCATAGCATTTATACCGATTACGGCAATAGCTGTATAGTCAGCGCGTTTTGTTAAACTGAATGCGAAGTCGATAGCAGCAAATACATTAATTCGCTCACCTTTATAGAACCATTTCCCACCACTCTGACCTAAAAATTGCGGATCATAATATTGAAAGAGACTGGCACTGATACCAGACCCTTCTTCTGAATTTGGATTATTATAATACTGTGCTCTGAATTGAACTCGATTTAAATATTTAGCACGTTTCTTAGCTAAAATTTTACGATCAAAACCAAACCATTTTCCATCTGATCGTTGCTGGCGCGACCAAAGAAACTGTCCAGTCCCATCTCCTTCATCTTCTACTTCGCGTTCAAACTTTTCATAGACTGGCTCCCAATCGATAATATCGCCACTTTCATTATACTGTTCTTCCTCCATCTCCATCAAATCATTGTAGAGATCTTTTGGGTGGTAGCGGGTCCCGATAACCCATTCTTCCGAACCGCTACTCTCGCTATCGTCACCAGTACCCTCAATAGAAGACAAGAGGGAATACTGGTCTTTAACCTTCTCACGGCCTTCTCCAGTATAGGCATTTTCTTGGACAACCACATCGTCAAGAACTGCAACATCACAGTGTAAGCCAGTAATAGATGTAGTAAGCCCAGCAGTAAATACCGAAGGGTCCCGTATCCCCTCTTCTGCCCTCTTAGGATGATCCAAAGAAATTTCACTATTAGTCCATTTCTCTCTTTTCTCAACACTTTCGTGAATCATATTGGGCCAATAACGTCGGCAAATTTTATTAGTAAAAATATCTTTAATAAATTTGAGTTGCTTTTCAGCTAAATTAGCTGTAGACGAAATATATAAGATTCGATGTTCCGGATGATTCACAAGATGCCATGCAACGCGATATCCTACTAACCTAGACTTTTGGTGATCCCTGGGTAAGAGAACCAATTGATGTGTCTTACGTTCCTGCCGTGTCCACCAATCACAAACCTCTACGTGAACAGCACCTAAGACAGTCTTAGGCGCAATAAGTTTAATAAAAGTAACTAAATCCGCTTCCGCAGCTTCACGAATATGGTCAATCTTCTGTTGCTTTTCTGATTTAGCGCCCATTAAGCAATACGCTCCAGATCCTCTTGGATAGCTTTTTCAATTCCAGCTTTAACTTTTACTTGACGATCAATTTCAGACTTTGAAGGACGGCCTCTTTTCTTCTCTAACCAGCCAGCATCACTCAAAAATTTAGCAGCATTATATTTACCTTTACCGCTTTCGGATTCTTTAACTATAACTTTAACAGCTTCAGAACGAATCTTGATTTCAAGTTCAGTACGCCATTGATAAACGTACTCTTCCATCCAAGGCAATTCCGAAAGTAATTGCCAATGATGCCATTCTCCAAAAGCAGCTAAAGCAAAATCATATTCAGTAGGATCACTAGCTTCAATATACATTTGTTTCAGAGAAGGAAGTTCTCCTTTAGGATCTTCATCTTTCAAGGTATAAAGAGGATCGAACTCAGTGTTGCCGTAATTCATTTCACGGAACAACGACTGAGTCCGATATCTCCCTATCGAGTCTTTTAAACGCCCCTTGTACTTAGGGTATTTAAGCCCGATCACCATCACTTAAACAACTTTTATCATATGGAGAAGAAGCATCACGGCAATAACCGCCGGAAGATAGTGGAAAACTTTTTCCATCATAACTTTTACCTTTTCTGTAAGACCAGAAATAAGCTCTTGTAAGATTAAAGAGTCTTCTTCTTTTTTATTATCTGCCATCTCTATACCATTGGTCTTTAACTGTCCGTTCTATTTCGTCACGAAGAGATCTAGGAATTGT